TACTACACACTTAGGGTAACATCTAGATATTTTTTTGTTAAATTTTTAGATGAAAAGATGTCAGTCAAGTTCATCAACAAGTTTTTTAGGTGTGGGCGTACATCCACAGTATATCTTATCTTTGGAGGGTATACTTTAGCGTCTACCTGTCTATGACAAATTGTCACATCATTTTGTTTGATGAAGATGTTAAAGTACTCCGGACCATCTGTATAAGACGTTTCCAAAATAGCTGGATTGTTAATAATTTCGTACATATTATCCGTCATATACGTTACGGTTTTCAATGATAATTGTGTCTGAATATCGTCTTTAAATTCACGAAGTAATTCATAAAGTTCTAATGAGTTTTTTCCCTCATTATTGAACTCTCTCACGTTAAAAAATCTCTGTACAATGATGTTATCATTTACCATCATTAAGAATTCTAATTTTACCGATTCTTGGTCTTTCATAGTTTTAATTAATTGTTGTTATAATTTCTTTTTTCTTTTCTTGTTAGTTTCATAAAGGGTCTAACAAAATTCACCCATGCGTCATCTCCTTTTGGTAGATACTTAAAAAATCCGTCTTCCATCATCATTTTTATAAGTCCTCTATGACCCCTTCCATCAGGGTCTAAACTTTCCTTATAATATAATTCAACAAGTTCTTTAGCATCATCGGTAATTAATGGGTTTGACAAATTTATAATCTTTTCATTAATTACAAAATATTCATCCCCATAAACACCACTTTTAGTTTTACCCGATAATAAATTTTGTAATGTTTTATTATTTTTATTTTCCTTAAGTAGGTTTTCCGTCCTTTCTAAAATATCGGTAATTGAAACCGGTTTTTCAAGTAGCTCAGGGAAAAACTTAATAAGAGTTTTTTCTCCTAATCCTGAAATACCTTCAATATTATCCGATTTATCTCCTGATAAAATTTTATAAGTTCTAATGTTTTGATGTGGGAATTCGTAAATATCACATTTGATTTTACTTCCTAAATGATAAGTCTCTTTAGTTCTTGGATAATACACCGATACCTTATCTGAAATAAGTTGAGTAAGGTCTTTATCCCCCGAATAGATAGTCTTTTGTTCGTTCTCCGAGATTTGGCAATAGTAAGCTATCAAATCATCCGCTTCGTTATTATCTACGTTGATTTGTCTTATATAACAATCCTCCAAGTATTGTTTGATTCTTTCTTTCTGCTCAGTGAAAGAATCTAACTTATACTCGTTGTCTCTGTCTCTACGATTTTCTTTGTATTGGGGATAAATAAGTTTTCGAGTAGATGAGTTATCATCACCGTCCCACATAACAACAACCTTATCAAAGTCTTGTTCGTCTATGAAACGTCTAATGGTGTTTATAAAGTGCCATAAAGCCCCAATATGTTTTCCATTATGATAATAATCTTTTACTCCGTGAAAGCCAATCTTTACTAAATTATTGCCGTCCACTAATAGGGTTTTAACCACTTGTTTTGTTTGTATTCGTTACTAATCTTTTTCTTCTACTTCTTTCAAATCAAAATCACCATCTGTTCCAATGATGTTTTTCCAATATTCAGAGTATTCTTTTTTGTACTTCTCAATTGAAGCTTTTTCTTCTGTAGTCTCTTTACCTGCCAAGAATCCATGAGGTGTTACTATAATTTTACCATCCTCATAACCTAATCCATTGATGTGGTTTTTCATTACTGAAATTTTAGTTCTCACAGCAAATTTGATAGTTCTCTTATCTTTAGTCGCAGTAATTTTTGTTGTTCCCGCACCTTTCTCATTACCAAAACGGAATACTAATGAAGAGTTTAACCAAATTGCCTCACCACCTTTAGCTTTAATTTTAGGTTGTCCAAATGGATTATCCGGAAGTTCAACCCAAGGTTGGTTAACAATAACCAAAGTATTCTCATATTTAGAATCCGCTTTACGACTTCCTGAAATTCTTTGATTAATTCCCATTCCAATTTTATCCGCTAATGCAGCAGCATTATGTTGTTTTCCACCTTTACCTTCATAAGTCATTTTACAAGGAACTGAACCAACTGAATCCCATAAGAATAGTAAACTATAATCTAATTCACCTTTCTCTTGAGCATCAAGTAAACTATTAATGTAATCAGTTATTTGTTCTATATAACTAAAGTTATTATTGAAGATGTAGAACCCATCCCATTCTAATTCACCAGTTTCTTCATCAACCATTTCTTCACAATCAAAACCCATAAGTTTTGCGTGTTCAAATGACCATTTTTGTTCCGTAATAATGAACACAGGTAATATTTGTTTTTTCTGAGCATCAACCGCACATTTAACTAAAGCTGTGGTTTTACCTGTATCGGAGTGACCCAAGAACATATTTAAATGTCCAATAGCCGGACCCGGAATACCAACAGCATCCAAAAAGTCAGGACCTAAATCAAAGAACCTTTGTGGTTTGTATTTTGCGGATGTAGAGAATTTGTCCTTAATGGACTTGAAATCATGTTTTTTAATTGCCATATCTCTAATTAATTTAATTTTTTTAGTTTTTTTAGACAAGTTGGACACCAAGTAAGACCTAGTGTCCAAGTTATATGTCTATGTTTTTTTTGATTAGAAAGGCATATCATCTTCCGGTTCGTCACCCGCTTGTGGGTCAACCGGTGCAGATGGTTTAGAACCACCAAATGACATCTCATCAGAATCAGAGTTACCATAATCGTAACCACCTTTATCAGAATTCCATTTTGGAGTCTCACCTCTTGCAATAGCTTCTAAATACTCAACCGGTTTTTTAGAGTAAACATCTTCCCAAGTTAACTCATCATTAACCCATCCGTCAGCAGTTGCTTTGTCCTCGTGAACAGGAGCCGCGTCATCATACATAACTGTTTGGATTACCGTGTAAAATGCACCTTTTGGAGTTTTTGCTTTAGTTAATTCTAAAATGATATCTCTACCACTAACAGGGTCAGTAATATCACCTTTATTTCTCCAAATAGGAATAATTTTATCTAAAATTCCTTCATTTTTGTAGTTGTGTTTAAATCTCCAAAATTTAACACCATCCGCCTCGTTATCTCTATCAATAACTTTCACGATGTAAAATTTACGTGATAAGTACTGTTTAGCTAACTCTTTGTCAGATTCTTTTCCGGTCGCACGAAGTTCTTCGTAAACCTCATTTAAAGGTGAACGCTCACTGTCATTTTTTCCCGGGTCATAAAATTTTTGGAATTTTCCGTCAACTTGAATCTCGTGATACCAAACTTCATTAAATGGTGAAGAACCATCTTTTGTTGGTAAGATTCTTAATCTTCTTTGGCCTTGAGTTTCCTTATCTTGAAGGATTGCCGCGAAGTATTTTTTCATTCTTTCTTCTTGTGTGAATTTTGAGGTAGAAGAAGAGCTACCTTGTTTTGATTGCTCGTATTGAGCCAAAACTGCGTCTAATGAATTTGTCGCCATAGTGTTTAAAATATTTAAAGGTTTATAAAAGTATAAGTGTCAGCCGTGTGTTTGTCAAATTGTTTTGTGAAAAAAACGGTCCGAAGACCGTTTTAATTATTTTACTTGTCTAAATGGATTAACTTCATCTTCAAAATTTCTGAAGGTTTTTTTAATTTCATTTGGTGAATAATCTTCAACATCATTTTGTGTTAAAACATATTCATTTTTTCCTGATTTTTCCATATCTTCTTCTTTGTCATCAAAGAATTGACTTAATTTTTGATTGAAAGGTCCTGAATCTAATGTTCTTAACTCTAATCTTTCTTGAGGTGTTTTCTCTCTGTATTTTTCAACTTTAGCCTCTAAATCATTTAATTTAGTCATGATACCATCCATTTCACCTAATTTAGATTCTAAATCCGTTAGATGTTGAAATAAATTATTAAAATATTCTTCTTGTTTTTCTTCAACCTTTTTTTGTGATTTTACTAAATCAGTAATATCCATTTCTTCAGTTTTTGATTCTGATTTTTCATCTTCTCCAACTTTTTCAACGTCAGGGTCATTTGCAACGTCAACAGGTTGAGGTCCCGCAGGTGCTGCAGGTGTTGGTGGAACAACATTAGGGTCTGCCGGTGGTGTTAATCCTGCGTCCGGAGCCGGAGCGGCATTTGGGTCAACTTCACCAGGTGGCGGAGGTAATGTAGCATCTTGTTCAACAATATATTGATTGATAGAATTATATCTAGCAATTTCCTCTAAAATTTGATTGTCTATTTTTTTCATGTTATTAACCGTTTAATAGTTGTTTTACACCTGTTAAAGTTTCAACTTGAATTTTTTTATTTTTGTTTAATGTATTGTCAACTCTTTCAATTAAACCATCTTTCATTCTGATAGTATAACAATCTCCAGTGTCTAAATCACATACTTGTTTAGAACCATCTCCCAAATCTTTTTCGGTACTTCTGGTATTTTTACCTAAATAGTTGTCTAATATTAATTTTGTGTCCATAATCTTTTATTTATAAATATCTTTTATTTTGAAAAAACTTAATTTAACATGTTGTTCCGTTTCTAGAACATGGTTTACTATCCCAAATAATTTCAGAACCTGTATACGGTTTACTATAACACTTACAACAAATATTGTCTTTAATTGCGTCCCATTTACCAACTTCAATTATTTGACGATATGTATAACCCTTATCCGGACATTTAAGTGGTAAAAGTACTCTTGAAAAACCATAACTAATATTTGGAAATGCGTTAACTTTAACTATAAGTGTAAATCTATATGTTTTATCATTTTTAGCCGCTTCTAAAATTTCTGTAATATTAGCAACAGAAACAAATGTCCCAACATTTTTATTTGTTTTTGGTTTTATTGTAAAAGTACCAATTTCTACATTATTCATTCCTCCTGAAATATATAATTTAGCGGGATAATCTTGTGTTATTAATTCATTTTGATTGTTAACTTCAAAATCGCCATTAAGAACATCACCTTTTATTTCAAGATTTTGTAATGAAAATGTATTAAATTTTTTGGCATTTTCAAAAAGTGCTTCATTACTATTAGTTGTTGGAGGTGTATTAGGTGGTAATGAACCACTTTGATTACCACTACCTGTTTTAAACAAATCAATAGATTTTTGAACATTAGCTTCAATTTCACTTAAGAAACTTGCGTTTTGTTGAACTAACTTATTATAAACATCAATATTTTTAGCATTTGCTGAAAAATACAAAATATAGAATTTAGTAATATCTTTAGCCGTTATTTCAGGTAATTGTGATACTCTATCTTTCCACCTAGCAATTAAAAAAGTAATGTGTTTTGATAAATCTGAAAAAATTGCGTAAGGTACATTACTTGATGTACAATAATATTGTTTATTAAAGTATGAATCCCCCGCTTGTCCCCAATTTTGTAATAAATCAACACCTGAATAGTTGTTTTCCTTTGTTTCTAATTCGGTTCCGTTTGATGAACCTAAATAAATTGCTGCAAAAACCAAATATCTTAATTTTTGAATATCAGTCTGAACAATAATTGTACTTATAGCATCTTTATATTTAGATTTAGTTGTTGTTGGGCTATCAACATTATCATATTTTGCATAATTAGTTATTGTTGGTTTACATTCTGAATTAGTCGCCACACTATTAGCCGGGTTAGTTGATGCTTCTTTAACAGTATCATTAGCTTGACTAATAACATTTGTTCCTTTTGTACCATTTTCTTTAATTGCCGCTTGTTTATCTTGTTTGTTTTTTTCAATAATTGATGTTAACAAATTAGTTTTTAAAGTTTGAATATAACTATCCATTTCAGGTAAATTTGAAATTGATTGTCTAATACCTTTAAACACTGTTTCAAAAGTACCTGGCCCAATACTATGATTAACTTCTTGAATCATATACGCTCCACTAAACATAGGTACATGTCTTAAATTAAAATACATTGTTGGTTGAATCATTGCATTACCCATCATAGACACCGTACAAGCATAACTTCTATTTTTATATAAATTATATAATGAAATGTTTTGAGTTCCAGCTGCTTTACCTGATGACTGTTTAACTAATTCATCTGTTTGTTGTAATGATTCTGCAGTTGCTTGACCCGCACTTTGGTCTATTTGGAATCCATGAAAAATAGATTGGTTTTGTGGTCCAACATCTACATTAAAACCAACAACTTTATTTGATTTGTCCCAATCATTTTTACCTATTTGGTCTTCAATTAATGGGTTATCACTCGCCCTTCTTAAATCA